TTCTCAAAAAAGTTAGAGGCAACGAAAGGCCCAAAAGTTATTAAAACATTCGAATAAATTAAATTAAATTAAATTAAATGGAATACAACTTACCTAGTGAGATCGTCAAAGACTTAAACTTTGGCGATCAAGCTAAAAATAGAATAATAGCTGGCGTCGATAAGCTAGCAGAAGCCGTAAAGTCCACATTAGGCGCTTCAGGAAAGTGCGTTATTTACGAAGATGGACGCGGCAAACCGGTCATAACAAAAGATGGTGTAACCGTTGCGCAAAGCGTAGTCTTATTTGATCCGGTTGAAAACATCGGTGCTACTTTAATTAAAGAAGCTGCACAAAATACTGTAAAAGAAGCGGGTGATGGCACAACTACTGCTACTGTTTTAGCGCAAGCGTTGCTAAAAGATGCTACAGAAGTGCAAAAAACCGGTACTTCTACAAGAGAAATTAAAGAAGGTATAAATTCTTGCCTTAAAAAAGTAAACAAATACTTAGAAAACATGTCTATTGAAGTAGAAGGTGACATGTTAGACAGTGTTTCTGCTATTTCTTGCAATAACGACGAAGAACTTGGTAAAATTATTGCAGAGGCTTACACAAAAGTTGGTAAAAACGGTGTAGTTTTGATGGAAACATCACCAACTGATGAAACTTACGTAGAATTAGTTGATGGAGTACAAATAGAGTGTGGTTTAACGTCACCAAATTTTGTTACAAACGCAGAAAAACACAAATGCGAGTTAGAAAATCCATATATACTGATAGTTTCTAGCGAAATACCTAATATTCGTAAAATACAGAAAATATTAGAGCATGTTATTAAAAAAGGTAGAGCATTATTAATAGTAGCACCAGTTGCGCAGCAAGTAAAAGCTGCTTTAATGATGAACAAAGTAAAAGGTAACATAAAAGTTAATATAATTGACTTACCAGGTTTTGGTCCTACTACGAAAGATAGTTGTGAAGATTTAGCAATACTAACAGGTGCTACAGTAATTAATGAAGAACTAGGTGATGATCTTGACTTAATAGATATTAATTGCTTAGGTGAAGCTGAATATGTAACTACAGATAATAATAATACTGTAATAACAACTATAGATGATATTCAACAGGATTTACAAGAACGAATCGAACTCGTTTCAAAACTCATTTCTAACGAAAAAAATGGTTTCATTAAAAAGAAGCTGGAGCAAAGACTCTCTATGTTATCAGGTAGTGTTGCAATCATCAAAGTGGGTGGTAGTTCTAAAATAGAGCTAAAAGAGAAAAAAGATAGAGTTGAAGATGCTATATATGCAACTAAAGCTGCTTTGAAAGAAGGTATTGTACCTGGCGGCGGTGTTGCTTTACTAAATGCATCACAACAAATAACTTCACATAACATAGGTGAAACTATATTACTAAGAGCTATATCATCACCGTTTAATACTATATTAAAAAACGCTGGCTTAGAACAAGTTGGTCCAAGACCATCGGATGGTATTGGTGTTAATGTAGTAACTGGTGAAGATGTTAACATGGTAGAAGCTGGTATTGTAGATCCAGTGTTAGTAACTAAGTCAGCACTTAAAAACGCTGTTAGTGTAGTTTCAACAATTATATCTGCTGATTGTGTAATTTCAAATATAAGAATAAATGAAGGCAGTTAATAATTACATAATCGTAGAAAAGATAAAAACTGAACAAAAAAAAGTGGCAGGCCTTATCGTAACAGAAGATACCGATCAAGACAACAGATACACTAAAGCGAAAGTAATTTCTGTAGGAAATCTAGTCGAAGGTATAAAAAACAACGACGTCGTGTATTACGATAAGCATGCAGGCCACGGTGTTCAGTATAAAGATATATTATATTACGTTATACGTTCAGTTGACGTAGTATTAATAGATTAGACCTAAACCAGAAACCTAAACCCTTAAACTTAAAAACGAAAACGAATTATTAATCAAAAAAAATAGAAATTATGGGAATTTATTCTAACAGTAAACTAGTTATGCTTTATTTTCAAACTGGTGATGGTGTTAATGATGGTGCTGACGAAGGTTACGCTGCTCCGTTAAAAAACTTTAGAGGTTTCAGATTTATTGCTGATACTGATGCTATTGAAATGCAGTTTGATAGTATGCTTGGTACAGGTGCTGATATTGCAGCTGTAGACAAAGTTGTACTTAACATTACTGCTGAAAAGCAACACTTAGTAATTGCTGATATTACAGCTGCTATTAATGGAACTAAACATGGTGATGGTTTCGTTACTATCGTTGATGACGCTCAAGGAATAAAAGTGTCTGATCACATTACTTCTTGCGGTGCTATTACAGTAACTGCTGCTGCTTAATCTTGAATGAGATTAACCGCGCAAGATTTGCGTGAAATGAATATCCTTAAGTATTACAGGCTCGTGCGTAAATGGGCCTGTAAAACTTACGGGTTAAAAGACGCAGACTTAGAATTATTAATTTATTTAGATTGTAAAAAAAGATTTACACGAAACGATTTTATTGACGGAGTTTACACATACTCTTGGGATAAAAATAGATGGGAACGATTAAGACGTGATGGTTGGATAGAAGCTTGGAGACATCGTAATAGAACAACGATTAAATATTCAGTATTTAAAACATCATTTAAATGTTCTCAACTTATAAGTAGAATATATAGAGTATTACTAGGTGAAGAAGATTTACCTATATCTGAGCGTAGCACTTTTTTTAATAACAAATCATATACAGATAAAGTTTACAATAAAGCTATTGATGATATGATAAAAGATAACACAAGATGAAAAAAGGACCATTTAAAATGAAAATAAAACCTGTTGGACCTATTGCGACTAAAAGAAAAGTTAAAAGAGATTCTAAATCTTTTACACCTGGTTATGAAGATCCAATGAAAATACAAAAAGTACAAAGAGAAGGTATAACGCCATACTCTCAAAAGTTTGGTAAATTAGCTTTTGGTAATAGAAAAAGATAATGGCATATAAACTAGGTAAAGCAAAAAAACACTATATGACTGGTGGTAATTTAAGAAATAAACTTAAATTTGGCAGTGAAGCTGGTGATACTTCTATACCAGGTACGCCTGTTATTAGAAAGCCACTTGGTGAAGGTATTATGGGTGAAGCTAATATGGACGGTAGTATTTATATAAGCAATAATATAATGCCTGGTAGCGAAGAAGAAAGACAAGTGTTAAATCACGAAATGAGACACTCTACTGATATGAGAATAGGTAAGTTAGCTTATGGCGATGATTTTGTAAGATATAATGGTATAACATATCCAAGAAAAACAATAAACGGTAAAGATATGATTATTGTTGATGGCGTAGCAAAAGAAGCTGGTAGCCATGATTTTCCTTGGGAAAACGACGCAAACAACGGACAATGAGTATATTAGGAAAAATATTTTCAGCTGGTGCTGGAGAGCTTGTAAAAAACGTGGGTGGAGTTTTAGATAACTTAACCACAACTAAAGAAGAGAAGTTAGAAGCTGAAGCAAAAATAAAAGATTTGATAATGGGTTACGAAGCTGAAATGCAAAAGCAAGTAACTGAGAGATGGAAGCTTGATATGAACAGTGATTCATGGTTAAGCAAAAACATAAGACCACTAGTATTAGTGTTCTTAGTGGTAAGCACAGTGTTATTAGTATTTATAGATGCTGGTGCGATAAATTTTAACGTAAAAGATTCTTATGTAGATCTTTTACAATTAGTATTAATAACTGTGATCGGCGCTTATTTTGGCGGTAGATCACTAGAAAAAGTAAAAAAATAATGGGAATAAATTCAACAGAAGTATCATATAATTTTGGACAATTAGGTAGTGTGTTTACAAACTTAGCTAAACCAGTTTTTCCACCTAAAGATCATGTTATTATAGCTATTCAGTTTTTAGAAGATAACACTCCAACAGCAATGATTACAGAAACGTTAGATACATTTGGTCCTCAGTTTCCAACAACTGACGATACAGAAGCTTCTGCAAACAACTACTTAGGTGTTACTGAAGCAGCTTGTAACGCTGCTGGTAGTACAGCTGGTGTTGTAACTTTATCAGCTACTAACACTTTAATAAAACCTGGACAGTTTATAATCATAGGTACTGACGCTGATACTATCGATGCTGGTATAACTCTTGATACTGCCGCTGGTCACATAACACCTATATATTCAGGACCTAATCAACAAGGTTTAATTGTAAAAGCAATAGATGGAACTAGCTTAACAATAGAAAATAAAAACGGTGGTGTATTTGATGCTAGTAATTTAGATAATGGTAATACACTATACTTTTTAGACGAGCATCACGGCGTTGGTGGTACAACTACAGAAGGTGTAACTTTTCCATCTGGAGTGACTATTTTTGGTAGATGGACTACGATAACTCCTTCAGCACATGCTGTCATTTGTTATTTTGGTAAGTAATGTTAGGGATAACTAACGCTTTAACAATTAGTTCTGCAAAAAAACAAAAGTACGCTTTAAGTTTTGACGGTACTAACGATTTTGTAGATTTAGGTCCATCTAACGCTATAATAGCTGCTAGTCAAGATCCTGTAAGTTTTAGTTCTTGGGTAAAAACAACTAACGCAACAGGTGGATATATTTTTTCTTGTCAAAAAGGTGATGGAAGCTCAGCTTTTTCTGTTAACGTACAAGCTAACGGTAAGCCTAGAGGTATTGTATGGAACGGCGGCTCTGCTCATAATTTTCCAGGTAATTTAGATACAGGTAGTACTGCTGTAGATGATGGTGAATGGCATCACGTTGCTGTTGTAGCAAAAAATAATAGTCAAAAAATATATGTAGATGGAAATTTAGAAGCTGAAACAACTGGAGCTATGGATTTACCTACATCTACTGATGGCTGTAGCATAGGTGCTCATGATAGTGGTGAAGGTAATCGTTTCAATGGATCTATAACTAATCTTGCAATATTTACTGTTGAGCTTAGCGCTAGCGCTGTTACTTCTATATATAACGCCGGAAGACATCACAACTTAAATTCACCTACTGGTAATTATAGTTCTACACCAAGTCGTTATTATTTTTTAGGTAATGGTTTATTTGATGACAGAATTAATGGCGCTATTCACGATCAAAACAACTTTGGATTTAGTAGTGAGTCAACGTTTGCAACAAACGCTGGTGGTAGTATGAACGGTACATTTAATACAAGTGACTTACCACCTAATACGTACGCTACTTTATCTATTGAAAACAACAGGCTTAAAGTATCACCTAGCGCAGGTTTTGGTTATGGATTTGCTAGAATTATTTTTGACAGTGCAGTTGGTGATGTTTTTTTAATTAAAGTTGACGCTGAAAAAGGAAACGCTACAAACACTGTAGTAAAAGCTAACTCTACTAGTAATTTTAAAATTACTCAAACTATTAAATCAGATGAACAATGGAGCTTTATAGGTTATGGAAAAGCTTTAAGCACTTCTACTGTATTGAGGTTGCAAGTAACAGGCGCGGATGGTGTTTATGGTTATTTTGATAATTTATCAATAATAAAACTAAATGGTGAGCCTGGTATAGTTAGTGGAGCTACTTTTGTTAAAGATAATTAAAGTTAATAATATGGCTAAATACGTAATAATAAATACTACAGAAATTACAGCAGAAAATTCAATTATAGATTTTAGTAGTTTAATGAATCAAGGCCCTGGTTATTTAAGATATAATAATGAAGGTAATAAAGCTCTGCTTAAATACGATGGAAACCAACCATCTTTTTTAAATGGTAAAACAGAATATACTCACGCTGAAATATTAATTGAAATGAATAAATCAGAGTGGGTTAAGAAAACAAATAATAATTAAATTAAATAAAATGACAAAAAAAGAAGATATAATAGATTTAAAACCAGAAAAAGTAACTGAAGAACAATTGAAAAAAATTCAAGATCAAGTAGGTAGAATGAATAATTTTCAAATTGAAGTAGGTATGGTAGAAACTAGAAAACACGCTTTACTACATCAAATAGGTTCTATACAGCAAGAAATATCTACAACTCAAGAAGAGTTGAAAAAAGAATATGGCTCTGCTGATATAAATATACAAACCGGTGAAATAAAATATCCTGAAAATGGCGAAGCTAATAAGGAAGATTAGTATAGGTAAAGATTATAAAAACGATGCAATGCATTACGCTGTTGGTCAAGAAGTTTATGGTGGACATACTATTTGTGATATAATAGAAGAAGATAATAAGTTTTCAATATATATTAGAAAAAATAAAGATGTGTTGCCATGGAAAGACTTTAACAAAAATATGGCTGTATCTGTAGAATATAATTTAGAATATTAATGAAAAGCGTTTACAACTTTGTTGTAAAGCCAATAGGTAAAAGATATAACAACGTAAAGAAGGTTGGAGATAAAGAGTTAATACTTAACACTGAGATCTTCAACCATCAATACGTTAATAGACAAGCAACTGTAATATCAAAACCTATAATTGGTGATACAAATATAGAAATAGGTAGTGATGTTATATTACATCATAATGTTTTTCGTAGATGGCGCGATGTAAGAGGTAAAGAAAAAAACAGTAAAAGTTATTTTAACGAAGACACTTATATAGTACATCCAGATCAAGTATTTTTATATAAAAAATTTTGGCAGTGGCACTCACCAAAAGGTTTTTGTTGGGTTAAACCTATAAAAAACAAAGATAAATACAGTAATAGCGAAACACAAGAAAATATTGGTATTGTAAAGTATACTGACGGTAGTTTTAAAGTTAATGATCTTGTAGGTTTTACACCTATATCTAACTATGAGTTTGTTATTGATGGCGAGCTACTATATAGAGTATACACTAAATTTATTACAATTAAATATGAATATCAAGGAAACGAAGAAGCTTATAATCCAAGCTGGGCACAAAGCAGTTGAAGAACTGATTAACGTTGCTAAAGAAAAAATAATAACTAACACAGAAGATGATGTTAGTGCTGATAGATTAAAAAACGCTGCAGCTACAAAAAAGTTAGCTATATTTGATGCTTTTGAAATATTAAACAGAATACAAGAAGAAGAGAATATACTTGAAGGTAAAGAAACTGAAAAAAAAGATAGAGTATTTAAAGGTTTTGCTGAAGGTAGATCAAGATGAGTTACGAACAGAAATTAGTTAAAATAATTGAACCTGTTAAACGTACGACTATAACTCGTATGAACAGGGGTAAAAAATGGCAATATGGATATAATAAAGAACACGATATTATCGTTATATCAAAAACTGGTAAAATTGGTGAAGTCATTGAGCTGCAAGGTTTGCGCATTGCTCTGCCGTTGGAACCAGTGCAAGTGCATGTGCACAGTAAAAACAAATGGCAAAAGTTAGAATATCCTAAAGAATTATCTAAACTAAAAAATATATTTGACTGGCGTAGTTATCCTGAAGAAGCTAAAAACCAGTGGTATGACTACATAGATGAAGAGTTTAAACGAAGAGACGAAGGTTTTTGGTTTAAAAATAACGGTAAGTCAACATACATAACAGGTAGTCATTATATGTATTTGCAGTGGAGTAAAATAGATGTAGGTGCACCTGATTTTAGAGAAGCTAATAGATTATTCTATATATTTTGGGAAGCATGTAAAGCAGATAAAAGATGCTACGGTATGTGCTACTTAAAAAATAGGCGATCTGGCTTTTCGTTTATGTCATCAGCTGAAACAGTTAATTTAGCTACAATATCAAGTGATAGTAGATATGGTATATTATCAAAAAGTGGAAGTGATGCAAAAAAAATGTTTACAGACAAAGTTGTGCCAATATCTGTTAACTATCCGTTTTTCTTTAAACCGATACAAGATGGTATGGATAGACCTAAGTCTGAGCTTGCTTACCGTGTACCTGCGAGTAAGTTTACTCGTAGAAAAATTACTGCAAACGAAAAACAAGAAGACTTACAAGGATTAGATACAACTATAGACTGGAAAAATACTGGTGATAATAGTTATGACGGTGAAAAGTTAAATTTATTAGTTCACGATGAAAGTGGTAAATGGGAAAGACCAGACAATATATTAAATAATTGGCGTGTAACTAAAACATGTCTACGTTTAGGTGCTAGAGTAGTTGGTAAATGTATGATGGGTAGTACTAGCAATGCTCTTGACAAAGGTGGTGATAACTTTAAAAAATTATACTATGACTCAGATGTTAATAGACGAAACCGTAATGGACAGACAAAGTCTGGGCTTTATTCTCTCTTTATCCCAATGGAGTGGAACTACGAAGGATTTATTGACGAATACGGACATCCAGTCTTTAATAATCCAGGTGATGATGTTTTCGGACCAGACGGTGAATTAATAGATTACGGTATAATAGATCACTGGCAAAACGAAGCTGATGGTTTAAAAAACGATCAAGACGCGTTAAACGAGTTTTACAGACAGTTTCCAAGAACTGAAGAGCATGCGTTTAGAGATGAAGCAAAAAACAGTATATTTAATTTAATTAGAATATACGAACAAATAGACTATAATGAAGGTACTAAACAAAGTGTTAGTGTAGGTAATTTTCAATGGGTTAATGGTGTAAAAGATACTCAAGTAATATTTTACCCAGATCCAAAAGGTAGATTTAATATTAGCTGGGTACCTCCAAGTCATTTACAAAATAAAATTATATTAAAAAATGGAATCAAATACCCTGGCAACGATCATATGGGCGCTTTTGGCTGCGACAGCTACGATATTAGCGGTACTGTAGATGGTAAAGGATCAAAAGGAGCTTTACACGGTTTAACTAAGTTTAGCATGGAAGACGCACCGCCAAACCATTTTTTTCTAGAATATATAGCTAGACCACAAACGGCTGATATATTTTTTGAAGATGTTTTAATGGCTTTAGTTTTTTATGGCATGCCGTTGCTTGCGGAAAACAATAAACCTCGTTTATTATATTATTTAAGAAGACGTGGATATAGAGGTTATAGTATGAATAGACCAGATAGAGTTTGGAATAAACTATCAACTGCAGAAAAAGAAATAGGTGGTATACCTAACTCAAGTGAAGATATAAAACAAGCGCATGCTGCTGCTATTGAAATGTATATACAATCACACGTAGGCCATATGCAAGAAGGTAAATATGGTAATATATATTTTAATAAAACTTTAAACGATTGGGCTAGATTTGATATAACAAAAAGAACTAAATTTGATGCTACTATTAGTAGTGGTTTAGCGATAATGGCTTGTAATAGAAATTTATATAGACCAAACGCTAAAATAGAAAAAACAAAACTAAATATAAGTATTGCTAAATATAAAAACATTGGCAATACTTCACAAATAATAAAATAAATATGGCGTATAATAAAAGTTATTTTCCAAGTCAAGTTGTAAGCGATGCTGAAAAGTTAAGCTATGACTATGGTTTAAAAGTTGCTAAGGCTATAGAAACAGAGTGGTTTAATGATGATCACAATAATAATAGATATAAAAACAACTATAATAATTTTCATAATTTAAGATTATATGCTAGAGGTGAACAATCTATACAAAAATATAAAGATGAATTATCTATTAATGGTGATTTATCTTATCTTAATTTAGACTGGACACCTGTACCTATTATATCTAAATTTGTAGATATAGTTGTTAACGGTATGGCTGGTAGGATGTACGATATAAAAGCTTTTTCTCAGTCACCAAATGGTGTTGAAAAAAGAACAAACTACATGGAGTCTGTGTTAAATGATATGGAATTAAAAGAGTTTGACGAAGAAATGTTAAACACTTTTAATATAGAGACTAAAGAAAACAAAGGCATGATTCTTCCAGAAACACCTGAAGAGTTACAAGTTCACATGCAGTTAAGTTATAAACAAGCTGTTGAACTAGCTGAAGAACAAGCTTTGAATACTTTATTTGAAGGTAATAACTATGATTTAATACAGAAAAGATTTTATTACGATTTAACGGTGTTAGGTATTGGTGCTGTTAAAACAGAGTTTAATACTTCAGAAGGTGTAACAATTAAATATGTTGATCCTGCAGATTTAGTTTATTCTTACACCGACTCACCTTATTTTGATGATATATATTACGTAGGTGAAGTTAAATCTATACCTGTTAATGAGTTAGCTAAACAGTTTCCTTTTTTAACAGAGTCTGATTTAGAAGATATAATGAACAATAAATCTTATCATAGAAACAGTAATAGAAGTAGATATAATTCAGATAAAGAAGATACAAATAAAATACAAGTTTTATATTTTAACTATAGAACTTTTATGAACGAAGTTTATAAAGTAAAACAGACTGGTACTGGTGCTGAAAAAGCTATAGAAAAAGATGATAACTTTAATCCACCAGAAAATAAAGAAGGTAATTTTGCAAAACTACAAAGATCAATTGAGGTTTTATATGATGGAGCTTTAATACTAGGAACAGATAAACTTCTTAAATGGGAGATAGCTAAAAATATGATGAGGCCTAAAAGCAATTATACTAAAGTAAAAATGAACTATAGTATAGTAGCTCCTCGTATGTACGACGGTAAAATAGAGAGTTTAGTTAAACGTATCACTGGTTTTGCTGATATGATACAACTTACACATTTAAAGTTGCAACAAGTATTATCTCGTATGGTTCCTGATGGTGTTTATTTAGATGCTGATGGTTTAGCAGAAGTTGATTTAGGTAACGGTACAAACTATAATCCGCAAGAAGCTTTAAACATGTTCTTCCAAACAGGTAGTGTTATTGGTAGATCTTTTACTCAAGATGGAGATATAAATCCTGGTAAAGTACCAATACAAGAAATAACAAGTGGTAGTGGTGGTAATAAAATGCAAAGTTTAATTACAACTTATAATTATTACTTACAAATGATACGTGATGTAACCGGTTTAAACGAAGCTAGAGACGGTAGTATGCCAGATAAAAACGCTTTAGTTGGTGTTCAAAAACTTGCTGCTGCTAATAGCAACACTGCTACAAGACATATATTAAATGCTGGTTTATTTTTAACAGCTGAAACAGCTGAGTGTTTGTCTCTTAGAATATCTGATATATTAGAATATTCACCTACAAAAGAAGCTTTTATTGAAGCTATGGGTGTTCACAATGTAGCCACATTAGAAGAAATGTCTAGTTTATATTTATATGATTTTGGTATATTTATAGAATTACAACCAGATGAAGAAGAAAAAGCTATATTAGAAAATAATATACAAATGGCTTTACAGAAACAAAGTATAGAGCTTGAAGACGCTATTGATTTAAGAGAAATAAAAAACATAAAGTTAGCTAATCAACTTTTAAAAATAAGAAGACAAAAGAAGCAAGAAAAAGATAGAGCTATACAATTAGAAAATATACAAGCTCAATCACAATCTAATACGCAAGCGGCTCAAGCTGCGGCACAAGTTGAAATGCAGAAAGATCAATCTTTAACACAGTCTAAAATGCAGCTTGAACAAATGAAAGCTCAACTTGAAACACAAAAGATGGCTCAAGAAATAGAAGCTAAAAAACAACTTATGGCTTTAGAGTTTCAATATAACATGCAGTTAAAAGGTATGGAAACTCAAGGTATGAAAAATAGAGAAAAAGAAAAAGAAGATCGTAAAGATGAAAGAACTAAAATACAAGCTACACAACAAAGTGAACTTATAGATCAAAGAAAAACAGGTAAACCACCTAAAAACTTTGAGTCTGCAGGTAATGATATACTTAGTGGAGACTTTAATTTAAGCTCTTTTAATCCTAGATAAAATTTATTAATTATTATTATATTATATTATGGCAAAAAAACAAAAAGAAAAAGTAGCTGAAAAGACTACTGATAATGTTACTAAAGTAGATCTTAGTGCAAAAAAACAAGATGATAATATCGTCAAAGTAGATTTAAATAAACCACCAAAAAAAGAACAAGATGCCGTTCCAGAGCAAAGCACAGATGAGGTTCCTGTACGCGACGAATCCGAAACTAGCGAAAAAGTACTCGAAGAAAACGTCGAAGCAACAGATGAAAAACCTACCGGAGAAGAAGTCTCCGAACAAGTTCAAGATGAACAACCCGTTATTGAAGAAATAACAGAAGAGCAAGTTGAAGAACAAACTGAAGAATTAGTTGAAGAAACTAAAGAAGCTATAGCTGAAGCTCAAGAAACAGGTAAAAAGCTACCAGATAATATACAAAAGCTCATGGATTTTATGGATGAAACTGGTGGTGATGTTGAAGATTATGTTAGATTAAATCAAGATTATAGTAAATACGATGACAATAGCATATTAAGAGAATACTATAAACAAACTAAAAAACATTTAACAGACGAAGAGATTAACTTTTTAATGGAAGACTCTTTTTCATACGATGAAGAAGAAGATACTGAAAGAGATATAAAAAGAAAAAAATTAGCGTTTAAAGAGCAAGTTGCCAGCGCTAGAAGCCACTTAGACGGGCAAAAGTCTAAATACTATGAAGAAATTAAAGCTGGGTCAAAGTTGACTCCTGAACAACAGAAAGCTGTTAATTTCTTTAATAGATATAACAAAGAATCAGAAGAGAATAAAAAAGTTGTAGAACGTCAAAAAAATACTTTTAAATTAAAAACTGACGGATTTTTTAATAAAAACTTTAAAGGTTTTAATTATGATGTTGGTGATAAAAAGTATAGGTTTAACGTTAAAAATACAAACGAAGTAAAAGAAACTCAAAGCGACATTAATAATTTTGTCAAGAAGTTCTTGAACAAGAACAATGAAATGGAAGATGCTGCGGGTTATCACAAATCTTTGTTTACAGCAATGAATGCTGATGCTGTTGCTAAACACTTCTACGAACAAGGTAAAGCTGATGCTTTAAAAGAAAGTATAGCTAAATCTAAAAATGTTGACATGGCGCCAAGACAAGCTTTTGGTGAAGTGCAAGCTGGAGGTATAAAAGTAAGAGTATTAGGTGATAACTCTAATGATTTTAAGTTTAAAATTAAAAACAATAAATAACAAATTTAAAATTAAAAAATTATGGCAATTAATCCCGGTGATAATTTGAATAGTGTTCCAAGCTCACAGCAGCAAACACTATCTACAAATTATGTTGATTTTACGAGCACATCTACTAAAGGTTGGGCTCAACAATATCTACCTGAGCTAATGGAAAAAGAAGCTGAGATCTTCGGACCTAGAACAATTTCTGGTTTCCTTGCTCAAGTAGGTGCAGAAGAAGCAATGACTTCTGATAGAGTTATATGGTCTGAGCAATCAAGACTACATATATCGTTAAAAGGTACTATTAACCAAGACGGTGACGTCTCTAGTTCAGGTGCTAAAGGTTCATTTACAGTAACATCTGATATTGATGGAAACGTATTAAATGATGGCTTTGGTGACTCAGCTGTTGGTGATTTACACGGTGTACGTAACCACGATTTAGTTTTACTTTCAACTCCAGGAGTTGTTGTTAGAGCTTTAGTCGTAGCTATTAATGGTAACAGTATTGGTCTTAGAGCTTACAACGCTGACACTTTAGCTGCTTTATCTGAAACAGCTGGTGCATGTACTTTATTAGTTATTGGTTCTGAATTTAAAAAAGGTGATAACTACGATGGACAAAGCAGAAGAGGAGCTAACGAACCTACTTTTAAAACTTTTACTAACAAGCCAATCATCATGAAAGATTACTACGAAGTATCTGGATCTGATTCTGCAAGAATTGGTTGGGTTGAAGTTAGTTCTGAAGGTGGTGCTTCTGGTTACTTATGGTACTTAAAAGCTGAAGCTGACACAAGAGCTAGATTTAACGATTACTTAGAAATGGCAATGCTTGAATCTATACCTGGATCTAACTCAACTAATGTTGATGGTGAACTAGGTTTAACTCCAGAAGGTGATGCTGGTACTGAAGGTTTATTCCACGCTATTGAGCAAAGAGGTAATATAACTACTGGTGTAACTGGTGTTAACGCTGCTACTGATTTAGCTGAGTTCGATGCAATCTTAGCTGAGTTTGATAAGCAAGGTGCTATTGAAGAAAACATGATGTTTGTAAACAGAGCTACTAGTTTAGCTATTGATGATATGTTAGCTTCAATGAACTCTTACGGAGCTGGTGGTACATCTTACGGTGTATTTAATAACTCTGAAGATATGGCATTAAATTTAGGTTTCTCTGGTTTCAGAAGAGGTTCTTATGACTTCTACAAGTCTGATTTCAGATACTTAAACGACTTAGCAACAAGAGGTGGTATTAACGCAACTGCTGGTTCTGAAGCTATAAGAGGTGTTATATTACCAGCTGGATCATCTTCAGTTTACGATCAAACTGTAGGTGCAGCTGTAAGACGTCCTTTCTTACACATAAGATTTAGAGCTTCACAGACTGATGACCGAAGAATGAAAACTTGGGTTACTGGTTCTGTTGGTGCTGCTACATCTGCTTTAGATGTAATGCAAATACATTTCTTAACTGAAAGATGTTTAGTAGTACAAGGTGCTAACAACTTTATGTTAATGAAGTAAATCATTATTTAAAAGTCGGGGCTTCGGCCTCGACTTTATTTTATTAATTTTATTATATATTATATTATGGCAAAAAAGAAAACAAAAGTGGATG